NGCGCTCCCACGCCTCGGCGCAGTCGCGCGCGCGCAACAAGGCCGACAAGGACAAAGAGGACGGGGAGAAGAAGCCGGAGAAGAAGGCCGCCTACGAGGATTACAGCCCGAAGCTCGAGAAGACGCACGAATCCGTGGACTACAAGCAGGCTGAGAAGGTCGGGAAGACCTGCGGCGACTGCAAGTTCTTCTACCGCTTCTCATCATACGACGGTACCTGCCAGCTTGTGGAGGGGAGCATCAACGACATCAGCGTCTGCGGCCTCTGGGAGGCGATCATCACCGTGGTTTCCACAGAGTTGGCGACCGACTGGAGACTGTTTAACGAGCTCTCTGCCGAGTTCCAGTTCGCCGAGCCGCCCGACTGGATCCCTTTTCTGCCGCGGCCCGGCAAGTATGAGAGCCCGAAGTATGGCGAGGTACTCATTTCCCGCGAGAGGAACGAGAACTTTGTCTCCAACTTCGGCAACGCGGTCTATCAGGAGAAGATCGCCATAGACGCGGAGCACGAGTCGAAGCTCTCCGGTGCGTTCGGCTGGATAACAGAAATGCGCGCGAACGAGGATGGAAGCGTGGATGCGTATGTAGAGTGGACAGAGTTGGGGGTGACGGCGATCAAGGAGGATAGATTCCGCTATTTTTCCCCCGAGTTCTACGACACCTGGCAGAATCCGATGACAGGGGAGACGCACAGGGACGTGGCGGTAGGAGGAGCGCTGACCACCCGCCCCTTTTTCAAGGAAGGGGCGCTCCGTCCCATCATTGCCTCGGAGAAGGGATTGACCATCCTCGAGGAGAGAGGCAAGGATACTTATTTTCTGATACCATTGACAGGAGGTGAAGAGGAAATGGAAGACAAAGACAAGAAGGACGAGTTGACCCTGCGTGCGAAGCTCATCGAGTTCCTGGGGTTGGGCAAGAAGGATGACGTGGATGTCAAGGTCGACGATGTCAAGGTCGACGATGACACCAAGATCGATGACACCAAGATCGATGACGTCAAGGTTGCTGCTTCCGAGGCGTTGTCCGAGGTCAAGCAGCTTCGTGAGGAGCTGAAGGAGAACAAGAAGACGATAGCCTTGCTTACCGAGAGCAACCTAAAGCTCGAGCAGGAGAATCGCAGGAAGCGGTTCGTCGAGATCGTCGGTGACGGCGAGGAGGATCTGAAGTTCATGGAGTCGATCGCCGCCAAGTTCGGCGAGGACAGCGACGAGATGAACCACTACGTCAAGCAGCACCGCGCGCACGAGGAGCAGGTGAGGCTTGCCGGGCTCTTCAGCGAGAATGGGAGCACCGAGATTTCGCAGGGCGGAGGATCGGCGGAGGCCGAGTTTCACGCCTTGGCGAAAAAGTTTGTCGAGGAGAGCGAAGGCAAGCTGGACTACAATGACGCCTATGAGAAGGCGATGAAGGAGAATCCTCAACTTTACGAAAGGTACACCGAAGAGTCTACTCTAAGGGTAGGATGAGCAATTTCGCTCGTCCCCGCCCTTTATGGGTATAGAGAGGAGAAAGGTTAAATGAAGGGAACAATTGCGAGAAAACAGGCCGGCTTCGAAATGACCTGGCCGGCAGCTGCCGATCTGAGCGACTACCAGTATCGTTTCATGAAGGCCGACTCGAACGGTAGGGTCAACATAATCGCTGCAGTGGACGACATCGTGGTCGGTGTCCTGGACAACGATCCGGCGGCGCTGGATCGCGGCGCGCGAATCATCCATAGTGGCGTCTGCAAGCTGGTCACTGACGGATCGTCCACGGCAATCACCCGCGGCAACTGGCTGGCATCCAACGCCACCGGCAAGGGGGTGAAGAGCAAGAGCAACATGGCTGTCGCCATGGCGCTCAATCCTTCCTCGGCTGACGGGACGATCATCTCGGCTCTCCTGATGCTGCATCCTATGCGTGTTCAGGACGACCATCTCGAGCTCATGGCTGATCAGGAAGCCAAGAAGCAGGTGCGTATTGGCTCGAAGGTTGCTACGATAACCTCCGATACGCATATGGGGTTCAGCTCCAAGCCGGATCTCGAGGGCGACGGCTCGGCCACCGTGACGGGATGCGAGATTTCACCGAGGATCAGCAACGGCGGCTCCGGCGCCAACCTGTACGGCATCGACGTGAATCTAGACATCAAGTCGGATGCGAGCTCGGCGGTACTCAGTAGCAATATGGTAGCGTTGAAGTGCAAGTTGGAATGTGCTTCTGCGCTGGTTACGACCATCACTGGAGAAGCATGCTGCCTGCGCTGCGAGCCGGCTCTCAGCGGCAATCAGACGGTCACCGGCAAGTACGTGCCGATCAGTATCAGGGATGCCACGCAGCAAGGCGTTGGAAAGAACTGGGATGGCGCGCTCATGATCGGTGGAGACGGTTCCATCGCCGATACTTCGAGCACGCCGAGCACGCAGGCAGGAATGATCAAGGTGCTCATCGGCACCACCGTGAGATATATCCGCCTCTACAGCGGTGCATAGTGGTCGATATCAATAAAGAGAAGGAAGGAATCCCGATCGGGGAGCTCTTTCCCTATGCTGAGATAGAGGAAATCACGGATCAGGAGGCGGCTCTCGTGCAGCTGCGAGAAAGCTACAAAGTGGATCTCCAAACAGCAACGCAGAATAAAGAAATCGTGCAAAACGAACTGAATCGTCTTCAGAGTGTGATCTATCAACTTGAGGGATGCGTCATGGCGATAGATGCCGCTTTGCCTCTTGTTCAAAAGAAAGGATGTGTTGTGAGCAAAGAAGAACCGACAGAAAAAGATAAACCTCTTCGGGTGGTTCCCAACGAGAACATTCAGCCACCTGAATTTGATTCAGTATCCGAGGAAAAAAAGGAGGAAGCATAGAAATGCTTTTGAAAAGTTTCGCACATAATCCGACCCGAACGAATCTTCGAGTCGATGTGCCGCTCACGAACATGAGCATCGGCTATAGGAACCCGGGATACATTGCCGACGAGATGTTTCTCGTCAGCCCGTCCCAGGTGAGGAGCGGCATCGTCCCGAAGTACGACAAGTCTCACTGGTTCCGTGACGCTGCGCAGCTGCGTTCGCCTGGGGCTCCGAGCCAAGGTGGCGGATGGGACACGGACGTCTCCGATACGTACTACTGCCACCGGTTCTCCTTCCGCTACGAGTACGACGACGACACCGCCGGCGAGGCGATGGCCCCGTTCAATCTCGACAGAGACGGGGTGGAGTTCGTCACCGACAAGATGCAGCTGAGGCGGGAGATCGCCTTTGCCACCGACTTCTTTGTCACCGGCGTCTGGGGGACGAGCAATACCCTCTCCGGGACCGACCAGTGGGACGACTACGCCGGCTCCGATCCTCTGGGCGACATCGAGACAGCGAAGGACACCGTCGAGGGATCTGCCGGGGTCGAGCCCAACTCGATTGCGCTGGGCAAGCAGGTGTGGATCAAGCTGAAGTGGCATCCGGACATCATCGATACCATCAAGCACACGCAGCGAGCGCAGATGACGACGGAGATCTTCGGTGGCCTCGCCGAGATTCCGAAAGTCTTGATCGGCCGCGGCATCTACACCACAAGCGCCGAGGGGACTGCTGAGGCGAGCGTTTCCTACACCAGGATCTGGGGTAAGAACGTCCTCTTTCTCTTCGTGCCTCCCGCACCTTCACTTCGCACGCCGGCCGCCGGTTACACCTATGTGTGGCAGCGGGTTGCCAGTGCGCTTCAGTGGATCAAGCGGATGAGAAACGAGGAGCGCGAGGTTACCATCATCGAGGGTAACAGCTACTTCGATCAGAAGGCGACCGCCACCGACTCCGGCTACTGGCTTGGCGCCGTCGTTTCCTGACAAGGAGGCGTTTATGCAGGCAGAGGTTTGGGCAAGGCGTTCGTTTGCATACAGCGGTGTCGAGCATTCGCGCGGCTCGATCTTCTCTCTATGCGGCATGCGCAACGACGAGAAGCTGGTCCGTCTGGGCTACGTTCGCAAGTGCACCGAGCTGGATCTCGAAAGGAAGGTCCAGTGCGGTGTTTGCGGCGCCTGGTTCATCGGCGTGCAGGAGAGGGATCTCCATGGCAAGAAGATGCACGGCTCGCGCGAGATGCTCCGGCCTGTCGCCGGCAGCAAGATCGAGACGCCGCCATCAGCGAGACTGACAGGGAGCCAGGAGCGCGGCGGGATAGAGGACGAGAGCTCGGCGGTCGCCGAGGAGAGGAAGACGAATCAGATGGCTCCGCTCTATCTCGAGAACACTGCGGCTTCGCGCGACGCGGGAGTTGGTGGCATCGAGATAAGCTCGGGAGCGATAGCTGAGGCCAACAAAGCCATGGAGGACTCTGTGGTGGTCTCTTCTCAGGAGCAGCGGGAATCCCAGCCGGAGCAGGGCGGAAAGAAGATCAAAAAAGCCTCTCCGAAACGCAAGAGGAGCAAGAAGAAGAGGCGGAAGAAGACGAAGCTCCTGAGCCGGAAGAAGACGGGAGGCCGGCGAGGCAGGCCGCGCGAGAAGATTGTCGATGAGGCTCCGGATTCAGATTCGGAAAAACAGGATCAGTAATCGGCCTTATCGGCTAAGGGAGAATGGATGGCCGATCAATATATCGGTACTGCGAGCTGGACCTACGGCAACGACCCGGAGAACACGGCCCGGGACGAGGTCAGGCTCCTCAGCGGCGACTGTGTGGACACGCAGAAGTACCTTACCGACGCCGAGATCGCGTACTGCATAGCGAAGGAGCCGGTCACCGAGCTCGCGGCAGCCAAGGCAGCGGAAAATATAGCCGCGAAGCTCGCGCGGGAGATGTCGCAGGGCGCCGAGGGCTTCTCCGGCAGCCTGGATCAGCGGCGAAGGCACTTTCTCGACGTAGCGAAGGGTTTACGGAAGATGTACGGCCAGGGCGTGCCCGAGGTTGGCGGAATCGACGATGCGGACAACGACGCGCTGGATGACGAGGCCGACATCGTCCTGACAAAGTTCAAGATCGGAATGCACGACCATCCTTCGACCTATGACGATCCGGCGCTCTACAATCAGGAAGAAGAATAGTGGCGAAGACATACAAGTCCATCAAGGAGCTGAGCGCCGCGCACAAGACCGTCGGAAGGAACATAGACAGGGCGACGCGGACGGGTATAGACAGGGGCCTGGCCTGGACAATCAGGTACATCAAGAGCCATTTTTTCCGGCGCTCTGGCGAGCCCGGGCCGGGCTACATCGTCAGCAGGTCGGGGAGGCTGATCGGCTCCATCCGTGCGACGAGGGCGAAGAACGTCGGAAGGGCGGGCAGGATATACGGCTCCCTCCAGATGGGCGGTCAGTGGATCGCCTACGCGGCGATCCTCGAGTACGGCGGGAGGACCAGGCCGCACATGATCTATCCTAAAAAGGCGAGCGTCCTTCATTTCATCACGAAGGGGGGCGAGGAGGTCTTCACGAAGAGAGTGAGGCATCCGGGCTCCGTCATCGAGCCGCGGGCGGTCCTCGGTAGGGGTATGGCTCGCGGGACTCCGCAGATGATGAAGATGGTCGCGCAGGAGCACCGGAAGGCGATAAGGAAGTCCTATAAGTAATGGCACCAACCAATGAGCCCATACGCGAACGCATCCTGGATGACATCAAGGACGCGCTCGACGCCATCACGGCGGGGAGCGATTACTGGTACACGCCCGACGTGGTCATGAGGACCGATCCGCCGGTCCTGAAGTTGTTGCAGGGACAAAATGATACTCTCATATATTTCATCAGTGAGGGGAACGAGACGGAGGAGCACTGGTCCACCGGAGGCTACCAGCAGTGCGCGCTAGAGTGTTTCATATTCGGCTCCCAGCTCTGGGGTCCGACTTACCACGACGAGTTCGCGCGGGAGGCGGCGGGCGATGATCCGAAGTCCACGATGCGGAGCAAGATGGTGCACGACGTGAAGAGGGCTCTCAACGTGGACTGGACGCGGGGAGCGCTGGCGCAGAACACGAACATAACCGATGTACGACCGGCCTACATTGATGTCAGCGAGACGGTGCAGAGAGCCTGTTTCGAAATGAGGATGGAAATTCTTTACACATACCAGAAGTTGTCGCCATGATGGATGTAGCTGCTTCAAGAAGAGTGGACAGGCTTGAGGAGGAAGTCCGTTCGTTGAAAGACAGAGTCGAGATCTTGGAGCAGGTGCTCCTCGCGGAGCAGGAGCTTGACTTCAACATGGAGAGGCAGCAATGGATCGACGATTGCCGTGAGCGCGCGGCGCAGAGAAGGAGGGCGTCTTGAAGATAAATTTTGACTATCCGACAGAGCAGATTCAAATGAGTTTTGGCATATCATTGAAACCGGGCGAGAATGATCTGCCAGATGAAATCGCTGAAGAACTGGTCAAGGGAAGCGATGCGCTGATCGCATCCATCGCGAAGGCGTCGGACAAGAAGTCCGAGGAGGATGTGAGAAAAGAGAGGAAAGGAAAAGGAATATTTACAAAGGTAGTCGTTCCTGAAGTTCCAGTAACGACAACCAAAAGATCAACGCGCTCAGGAGGAGGCAAATAATGGTACAGTGGAAAGGAGCTATGTCGATCGGCGGCCTGGTCTATTCCGGCGGCGGGAATTGGGGCACTGAAGTCGCATGCGCTGCCGATAGCGGATTCGAGTTCACGAGTGAGAGCATCAAGCCAGCCGTGACTCTCATACCCAATAACGGGATAACCGGCACTATCTCTCAGCAACCAGGTGTAAAAGGAAACGAACTTCACGCAGGAGACATCACGGTCATTCCAGACTATAACTACATAGATCGTTTTCTTGCGCTGGTGTTCGGGGTCGGGACCAAGGCAGAAGGACCAACATGGTATCTACAATCGCTTTCTCCTCCTCCCCCTGATCATGAAGGCAAGCATGGAACATTGGTAATAGGGCACACCGGTCTCTATGTGAGAGCGATGCCGACGGTGAAGTTCACCGGCTTCACGTTGACTGCGACTCCTGACTCGATTCCGGAGTTCGTTTTTCATTGCGTTGCGAACAGGCAGATCGTAGATGATAGCGGGACCAATACGCTGGCTACTCAAACCAACATCACTCGGGTGAATCCAGGAGGCGGATACATCGGGTTCGTGGCAAGTTTCAACGATCTTCAGATTTGCCTGAAGGCTCGTTCCGCCGCCGCGCTCAGTTACACGACTGACGCGGTCTACGTGGACAACTTCACGATGACCGTCAACAACAACATGAGGGAGGCATCTGTCACGACGAGGAATGCGCCTTATGTTGACGAGCCTTTGCGTGACGGTTTCATGACGGCAAGCGGTTCGATGACTTTCAGCGCACTGACAGCGAACACATACGTTCTCGCCGACCTGGCGAAGACGGCGCAGAAGATGTATCTCAAGTTCGAGACGGCAGCGAACGAGTACTCCATCGAGTTCAAGTTTGCATCGCTTCAGTTTGAGGATGTGGATTCGCAGATCGGCGGGCCTGGACTCGCGCCTCACACGGTGAATTGGACGGCGCATAGACCTTTGGCGTCTCCTCCCGGCTTTGTCGGCAACGAATACAAGAGCGTCCCTGTGTGCTACATTCGAAACAAGCAGAATCGAAACGCGCTCGACGGCGTTTAAGGGAGGCTTTGTGGCATTCATACACGAGCATTCAGACACGACGAAGAACCTGGGGCGCTGGTATAAGATCGTCTTTGACGAGGAGATAAACAAGCCGGTCGAGCTCAGGATAAGGAGGCTGGGGCGCGAGGAGAGGAAGAAGATCGAGAAGCCCTTCCTCCGCGCGCGGAAGCAGAGGCGCGGCGGCCAGAAGGTCCTCGAGGTTCCGTCGAGCAGGCTCGAGGACTTCGTGATAGAAGCGGCCATCTACATGTGGACGGACGCGAAAAATCTTTTTGTGAAACCGCTTGATGATGGCGCCCTGAGTTTCTACAAGAAGCATCTGGGCGAGGACGGCCTCGAGAAGGGAAAGGATATCAGGCTGGACGGGAAGCTCGACAGAGAAGTCAAGCTCCATTTGATCGACGAGGACTATTCGATAGCAACGTTTATCACGGATAAGGGGATCCTGCTCGACGAGGAGATGGCCGACATCGACGAGGCCGAGGTAGAGCGGGAAGAGGCGGCGGCAGAAAATTTATAGCGTGGTTGGAGTTCAAGCTTGATTACTCCAACCTCACAGAGAGCAGATGTTCGGAGTGCAAAGTGAACGGCGGAAAAGAGACACCTTGCGTGCCGGATCATTACCTGAAGAAATATGAGGCCGACTTCTGTCGCCCCTGCCCGCGAATAGCACTACATACCATAAACGAGGATGCGAGCACCATGACGCTCTGCGCCCTGGGCGAGCACACGAAGGCGATCCTCCCCG